CTGGCTCGCAGTCACAGACTCCGACTGCGTAGCATCCGATACAATCTGGTAGCCATTAATGAAGCAGGTGCCAGCGGAGATGTCTACGTTGAGACCTGTGCCTGCTGACAAGGCGTAGCCGCTCACTCGGTACGCATCGGCTACGGATAGCGTTGCATTGGCTGATGTCCACGCCGCCTCCGTGATCTGATCGCCGCTCTCTGGGAATACTGTCGTTGCCATGCTATGCGTCCGCTAAGGTGATCGTCCAAGTGATAGAGAGGCTGATGCTTGCCGTTTTTGCAACCGTCGATGAAAGGATGGACCTGCAAAACATATTGCCCGATGCCGCTGCATCGAATAAACCAACCTCGGCAATGGTGTTGCCGTTCGCCTCGCTCTTGCTAAAGAACGCCTTGTAGGTGATTACACCAGCGCTCGCGCTTTGAGATATAAAAGCGTTACGGTCAACCTCGGTGCCGAGCGCCGTGTCGGTAACGGCAGCCGCCGTGGTCCCTGTGCCGATCCCGATGTGGGACGGAAATACAGAGATGTCCTCAGCCAGCAGGCTGGCAAAGTTGTTTCGCCCAACGTTGGTCACGACGTTTGACTGCTCGACAACCTCGCGCCGCCCATCATCGTGCATGACCTCGACGGTCACATATCCTCTAACCGACATGGAATCCGTTGATGTAGGTGTCTGGTCCATTGACTGTGTACGCTCCAGCGTAGGTATTAAATGTAGCCGCATCAGCGAGGGTGAGGTCATCAGACAACCGCTCCAACTGGTTCAGAACCTCGTTCTCTCTTACGACGAACTTCCTGTCTTGTCTCGTCTTTTGCTTCCAGTATGACCACCCGGCAACGGTCTGCGTGGCTGCCGCCTGCACGTTGTAGCGTAGCGTACCGTCATCAAGCATAGAAGCAGATACCTTCTCGATCAGGAAGCGTGCGTCGATGCCATGCTCGGGCAGGTCAATCAGTTGCGATTGACCGGCGACGAGACCGCCCGTATCCGTGGTGTATGAACAGGTCAGGCGAGCGCGAGAATACTGCCGCAGTACAGACTCGGCTCGTTGCTGCGCTTCCTCTTGGTTCTCTACGTCAAGCGCATCAACTACTTTTTGATACACGCCCAGATTCCCCTCGATGCTGTTACGCTCCACGACGGATGCATCATCCGTTGCCGATACGATGATCGGATACCGACCTTTAAACGTTACCCTGATCTTGTCGGTAGCAGACAATACCGTCTCGTCAGGGTCTTGTACGATGACCGGCGTACCTGTGTTGTAGTACCATTGGCTCGCAGTACCAATGCCGTTGACACCTACCGTTTGCGTACTGTATCCAGACCCGGTGTCCACCTCTACCGTAGGCGGCGCTCCGATGGGTGCTGGCATAAGAAACGCTCGCTTCTCGCCATCCCCAGTTTGCTTCTCCACGATGTCCTCTTCATCGACACGCGATCCAGCACGTACAAAAACCTGATTGATGAAGTTGCCCCTGTTCTCCTGAAAGCGGATCTGGCGGTATGGTCTGTTCGTGGCTGTCAAGGAAAAGGGTGCCGCTGCCGAATCGACGGGCTGGAAGTTTAGTTTCTTGTCCTTGTCCACGTTCCAGTAGAAGCCCGACAACTCGGCAAGTTCGTCAAGGCATATCTCGATCGGCAGGTAGTTGAACGTTATGGACTCAATCTTAGCGCCGTCCTCGATGGTACCAGCCGTGATACCAAAGTCGGCAGGGTAGAGGGCAGAGGCGAAGGTGGACACGATCGCTCCTGCCGTGGTGTTGGTAAAGGTATTAATGATTAGGCTGCGCGACATGAACTGCGAGAAGTCCACGCATCGGTACGTGAATCTCAACGTCGTGGTCTCGCCCACCGTTATGTCAGATTCGACATATCCTTCTACCGTGCCGCCCCATATCTTCGTCGCCCCGTCGTATACGTAGACCTCCTCTCCCCACTCCAGCGGCTTGGTGTTGCCGATGTGGTCGAACGAAAGCAGACCGCGCTGCGTCACCGCATCCTCCAACTGGAAGGACTGCCGCACGAAGTCAACGTCGGCGCTCGCGCTGTCTTTGATCGTAATCGCCATTAGTAGTTCGTCCCGTATAACTCCAACTCACCAGCCATGTACGGCACCGTTGCCGTGGCGATCTGCTGACCGTCAAGGTTTATGTTGATAGTCTGGGTGCTGCCCATCGTTGCCATGTCACCCGAGACGTTGGAGCCGCCCAATCCCATGTAAGTCTGCAAGCCAGACAGCCATGAGGGTGTTTCTGAACCGTTCATACTTCCGCCACCAGCGGTACCTGATAGCCAAGAAAAGTCAACACCTCCCATCAGGTTTCCAGCAATCAATCCAAAACCGCCGGTTGATATTGCCTGCTGTATCCACTCATCGCGGCTTATCCCCATTGTTACCCACGGAGTTTCAGAACCACCAAAACCTGCAAGTCTATATATGCTATACCCATAGACAGCGGCTAAGGCAAGGGCAGATGCGATCGGTATCCCCGCCGCTGTTAAACCGCCTCCAGCAGCAAGACCGCCACCAGCCGCCCCACCTCCACCTGAAGGGACCGATATGCCGGGATCGCCATTTGTCCAGTCGGGTGTATCCGTACCCGGACCAGTAGGCGGCAAGCCGGAAACGTCAGTACCGGGTGCGCCAGTAGGAGCGCCACCGCTACCTGTCAGTATCCGATCAATTCCCGTAACAATAGACGTTATCAGTTTGAGTGCATCTTTTAGTATGCTTGTCCACGTTTCCGCTTTTAGTAATTCTGCTAACGCCTCAAACCCTCCTATAATAGTTGTAACGTCAAGTGCGGCTTGAGTGATGTTAGAAATGAACTTTCCAAAAGGCTTATCAGGACCAATACCGAGCGTATCAAGTGCGCCTCCAATGTCTCGCATATGACGCGCAACGTCGTAAGCGTTACCTTTTGCATTTCCAAGATGAGTGGCAAGTTTTTCCATGCCCGTGACGTACAGTCCCCACCTGTGCGTCTCGTTCGCATCTGGTATCACATTGAGTATATCCCCATACCCCTCCGGAAGGGTAATCTCTGGCACCTCCGGAGGATTGACAACCATAGCATCCAAAGGCAGCGGCTCTATCTTTTCGATAGCGCCAAAAAGACTGTCCTGCCCATCTGGTGCAGACGCTCCGAATATATAGCCAAGTGCGGCGTTCCTCGCGCTCAAAAACGCAGCACTTAGATATGATGTCAGGTTGAACCCAGCATCAGTACCGACAATCTTGTCGCTAAGGTCTTTACCATTGTTCGTGTCAAGGTCAGTTTTTGCGTTGCCCACCCAAGTTTGGATAATCGTACGCAGCGCATCAAGTTTGTCGCTTGGAACGCTCTTGACCTTTTCCCACGCTGTATCCCAGTCGCCGCTGCCTATCGCCACCCAAGCACCAACAGCAGCAGATATGGTGTTCAGGTTAGTTGTGGTCAAGGTCAGCGCAGTCACATAAGCCTGACCCAACACCGTCAGTATTTTACCGCCAACGGTGCTGAGCATTTTTGTTATGCTGCCTTCCTCACCAAAAAAGGTGGATATGACACCTTGTACTAAACCAAGACCGCTTTCTGCTGATAACTTAATACCTGACCAAAGCGCTTCAAAAACACCTCCAATGGCAGTCAACCATAGACCAATAGCCGTCAGTACAGACTCGCCATTGTCCGTCCACCAGCCTGCTATTACCTCGTAAGCCGTTGCTATCGTGACTCCCAAGTCCTCAAATACAGGACCGAAGAAATCCTTGACGTAGTTGTAAACACCGGTTAGCGCTGCAACAACGGCATCCCAGTTTCGATAGATTGCAACAGCAATTGCGGCGATTGCCGCCATGCCTGCCACGTAGGGATTGAAAAGGGTCATCGTCATGCTTATGACCCTGAATATGCTCGCGAACCCAGAGGATATACCGCCGAGGGCAAAGATAACAGGACCGATCGCGGCAGCCATTCCGGCGACAACAATGCTAAACTGCTTTGCCTCTGGTGACATCGTTTGGAAAAGACTTACCAGATTGCTCATCCTGCCCACAAGATCCCTCGCGAAGGGTAGTAGGATCTGACCAATCTCTACGCCCAAATCTCTAACGCTGTCGTGCAAGCCTCGCATCTGGTTGGCGAAAGAACCAGCAGTCCTCGTTGCATCGTCTTGTGCGTCCGTCGTTCCTGCCATCAGCAGGTTAAGACGAGCCTGCACCTTCGCCTGCTCAAACTGCGCCCCCGTCAGTTTGTCCGCACCCATCCGCATTAACTCCTGCTTCAGGGTGTTCTCGTTGATGATGACACCAAAATCGGCGGCGTTCTCGTGCGCTCCGATCAGTGTACCACGCAAGCGACGGACAGCCTCGTCCATCGGCATATTGTTGAACGACGAAAGGTCAACAGCCAACTTGGTCAGCGTGACCGACATATCGGCTGCGCTTTCCTCCGTGAAACCCATCGGCTTAATGATGTCGCCGAAGGTCGCAGCCATGCCTTGCAGGTCGTAGCGAGAACGGTTTACCTGTTTCGAGAAGTTGCCAAGTTGCTTCGATACATCTCCACCGACGTTCTTGAACACGGTGTTGAACTTAGCCTGCATCTCCTCAACATCCGATGCGGCTTTTATTGCCGCGCCGCCGATACCGAGGATTGGAAGCGTGATGGCTCTTGACAGGGTGCCTCCAACGGCGCGGAGGTTCTGACCAACCTGCTTGAGTTGACCCTCCATCTTAGCCATTCCCTGCTGGAACGACTTAATGTCTGCGCCGATCTTTACGTCAAGGGTCGCTACGGTAGCCATCTTCCAATATCGATTTTGCTCGTCTGCGTAATTGCTGATATTCAGTCATACGCATGACAGACGTTTCCTTTTTCTTCAGTTGGCGGTACATATGGTCCAGCGGCTTCTGCCGCTTTCCCGCCCTGAACAGCATCAGGTTCTCAAGTTGCTGCGCTATCAACAGGGTGCGCTGCCACTCTGCGTCCTCCTGCTGCCTGTGCCGCTCCATCGCGCCCGAAAGCATGACGTTGATGTCCCTGAACGAACACTCATCGACCTGCGATGGTGTCATGCCCAGATAAGCGGCGCACATCTTGTCAATGGCTACCAAGTCAGG